GCATAAGGGACGAAGTAATGACTACATGCGAATCCATCTGTGTATACTAGAAGACCCAATGTGTAAGATAACTGTAGATGATGAGACTAGAACTTGGAAGGAAGGAAAGATATTAGCGTTTAAAGACGGTGAGCCGTTCTTTCATAGCGTTAAACATGAAGGCAGTAGTACTAGGATTATACTTTCAGTTGATGTAAGACTTAATTATATATTTGGAGAACAAGATGCGTGAGAAGTTACTAACAGCAATAGAAAACCATGCTAAAGGTCACATTGAGAAGCATAGAATAAATGTTGAGATTTACTTGACAAACCCTGTCGGTATAGGGGAACATAGTGATATCGTTGAAGCTGTGGAGAAAGAGCTAAACGAGATGGCGAAGTACCACGAACAGTTGGAGATGATTAAGAAGTACTTCTAAAGTTCCTTGGGGTCAAACCCATATAAGGAGGCAATATGTCTGATGATACTTTTAAAACGTTTGTTATCATGGCTGTCGTAGCTTTCGTTTTTTTCCTTATACACAGCTAGGTGTGCCATCTCATGTAAGAGCGTTTTACAGATGGTATCAAAGTGCCCGTTCTTAGCACTACTTATATAGATCGTATTTTCTTCGGGAGCAAACTCACCCATTATATCTTTGCGCCTCGTAACCTTAAGTCTAATCTGACAAGCATGAGGCATATTTAATTTATCAAATGGGGGTAACTTAACGAAGGTCTTATATAAGAGTTTAAGGTTTTCATCTGTGAGTAAAGTCATGAACGAGCCCTACCTAAAGACCATAGGTTGACTGGACCAAACTCTGTATCTTTCCATTCTATAGACATGTTTTAGGGTGTATTGGAGTAAAACCTTCTGGTAGATATAAAAAGTCTTGGTGAATACAAGCGGTTGACCATTGTTTAAGTTCACCTTGTACGCATTCTTGAAAATATTGATGGGCGTGAGCGCAGGATTCGAAGTTACCTATGTACTGTCGATCATTATCTAAATACAAATATAAAACCCACTCAAACATTTTACCATTATACTCTTTTTATAATTATATGTTACAATTCCATTTATTAGCTGCAATTCAAGGTGTAAACAGCGACACATGCATAAAGAAGAACATTCAGAACAACAAACATTCATGCCGTTCATTGACGACGATGTGGCATTGCCTAAGAATGCACGTGAAGCATTACCAGAAATGACTCCTCAAGAAGAACTAAAGATGCGAGCAAACACTGTAAAGCTCATCGCTGACATAGCAGGGAAAAATATAGAGCCAACAGCAGACCAAGCTGAAGACGCAACGAAAACAGCAGAGGCTATGATGGAAAATCCTGAGTTACGGCCTGAGTTCGGGAACTACCCAAACGAAACTATCGCCTATTTAGCTGGACTAGTGGCACAAACAAGTCACATGGTAGCCCCAGAGTTAGCTGATATCAAGCTTTCGGTACTTAATGGGCTACTCCAAGAGGCAGCAACAGCCAAAACAGCCAGAGAACGCATCTCAGCGTGGGCTAAAATAGGTGAAATAGACGGGGTTGACGCATTTAAGAAGAAAACTGAGGTAACACACATTACTAAATCAGGTAAAGAGCTAGAAGAAGAGCTGAAAAAGACCATTGAAGAGCTCAAAGGTAAGGTAATCGAGGGTGAAATACTAGAAAACGACGATGATTAGCCCACAAGACCTCGCATTACTAGAAAAAGCGTTACCTACTATGTCTGAAGTAGAAAGACAGAGAAATTTAAAGCTATTACAGGACTATAAAAAAGAAATAACTAAGGATTTAGGGGCAAAAAAGTTTTTAGATTTTATAAAACACGTATATCCTAACTATATTATAGGAGAACATCATAGGAAACTGGCTCAACTCTTTGAAGATATCGCTAACGGAAAGAAAAAACGCATTATTGTTAATATTGCTCCTCGACATGGAAAGAGCGAACTTATCTCGTACCTCGCGCCCGCGTGGTTTTTGGGTAAGCACCCGGCTAAGAAGGTTATCATGGCATCGCATACAGCTGACCTTGCAGTTAATTTTGGTCGTCGAGTCCGTAACCTCGTGGGTAGCGACGCGTATAAAGATGTGTTTCCAAATATTGAGCTCCAAGCAGACTCGAAGTCAGCTTCTCGTTGGGGGACTAACTTTAATGGTGAGTATTTTGCCATTGGTGTGGGCGGCGCTCTTGCTGGACGTGGGGCTGACCTCTTTATCATCGACGACCCACACTCAGAACAAGATGCAAAGCTCGGAAAACCAGACGTCTTCTTACCCGCATGGGAATGGTTTCAATCGGGTCCCTTGCAACGTCTCATGCCTGGAGGAGCCATCATTGTCGTTATGACGCGGTGGTCTAAGCTCGACCTAACAGGGCAAATTGTGAACCAGATGATAAAGAACGATGAAGTGGATGATTGGGAAGTTGTTGAGTTTCCAGCTATATTAGAGAATAAAGAAGGTGAAGAAGTCCCTCTCTGGCCAGACTTTTGGAGTATAGAAGAATTAAAGTCTAGACGTGCAGCGTTAGACATTAGGTATTGGAATGCACAGTATATGCAGAACCCAGTGTCTGAAGAAGGTGCTCTGATTAAGAGAGAATGGTGGAATATATGGGAAAAAGAAGACCCACCAATGTGTGAGTTTACTATTATGACTCTTGATGCGGCACAGGAAGCAAATAATAGGGCAGATTATAACGCATTAACGACTTGGGGAGTATTTTTTAACGAAGAGACAAATAATTATAATATAATACTCTTGAACGCAGTGAAAAAGCGGTTAGAATTCCCAGAGTTAAAGCAACTTTGTATTGATGAATATAGAGATTGGGAACCTGACGCGTTCATTGTGGAGAAAAAGTCCAACGGTGCTGCGCTATACCAAGAGTTTAGACGAATGGGAATTCCAGTGGGTGAGTTCACTCCAGGGAAAGGCCAAGACAAGATCAGCAGGGTAAATGCAGTATCGGACTTATTTAGTTCAGGTATTGTATGGGCTCCAGATAGAAGATGGGCGAATGAAGTTATTGAGGAATGTAATGACTTTCCGTCAGGAGCAAATGATGACTTGGTTGATGCAACAACACTTGCTTTGATGCGGTTTAGACAAGGTGGGTTTATTAGATTGCCTAGTGATGAAGAAGATGAGATCCCTGGGTTTAGAGGCTATAACCATAAGCGGTTGTATGCTTTATAAAATATTAAACAGATTGTGGAAGATTGTGTGGTGGGTAAAAACACTTACACTTATTATAGTATATCTTCTTATAATACAACTTAAAAAATTATTAGGAATTTATAATGGCAGCAAATGATATAGATAAAGGGTTAGCTCAAGCACCAAAAGGTTTATCAGAAATGATGGATGAGTTAGCTACTCAAGAACCAGATATTGAAATTGAAATCGAAGACCCAGAATCAGTAAGTATCAAAGCAGGCGGACTAGAACTTGAAATAGACCCTGATGCTGAAGATGACTTTAGTGAAAATTTAGCTGAGGAAATAGATGATGATGTTTTAGCTAAACTTGCTGATGAACTAATAGAAGAATATGAAGGTGATTTATCAGCACGACGTGATTGGTTAGACACATATGTTGATGGACTAGAGCTTCTTGGTATGAAAATAGAAGATCGCTCAGAACCATGGGAAGGCGCATGTAATGTATTTCACCCATTGATGACAGAAGCCCTAGTTAAGTTCCAAGCAGAAACAATGACCGAAACATTCCCAGCTGCCGGTCCAGTAAAAACTCAAATCATTGGTAAAGAAACTGAAGAAAAGATTGACGCTGCCCAACGTGTTCAACAAGATATGAACTATCAGTTAACTGAGAAAATGGTTGAGTATAGACCTGAACATGAGAGAATGTTGTGGGGCTTAGGTTTAGCTGGTAACGCATTTAAAAAAGTTTACTATGATCCTAACTTAGAAAGACAAGTATCTATCTTTGTTCCTGCAGAAGATTTAGTTGTGCCTTATGGTGCTTCTAGTTTAGCTACAGCTGAACGTGTTACACACGTTATGCGTAAGACAGCAAATGAACTACGCAAGTTACAAGTCGCAGGTTTTTATCGTGATATTGATTTAGGCGAACCATCACATGATTTAGAAGAAGTTGAAAAGAAAATTGCAGAAAAGATGGGATTCAATGCGACAACTGACAACAGATTTAAAGTTTTAGAAATGCACGTTGACCTTGATCTTGAAGGTTTTGAGGATGAACAAGACGGCGAGAAAACAGGTATTGCTTTACCATACGTTGTAACTATTGAAAGATCAACTCAAGAAGTTTTAGCAATCAGACGTAACTGGAATCCTGATGATGACACTAAACAAAAACGTCAACACTTTGTCCATTATGGATATATCCCAGGATTTGGATTCTATTGTTTTGGCTTGATTCATTTAATAGGCGCGTTTGCAAAATCAGGCACAATGCTATTAAGACAATTGGTAGACGCGGGTACATTATCTAATCTCCCTGGTGGTTTCAAAGCTCGCGGACTCAGAATCAAAGGAGATGATACACCAATTGCTCCAGCTGAATTCCGTGATGTCGATGTACCAAGTGGTACAATTAGAGATAATATCATGGCCCTTCCTTATAAAGAGCCTAGCCAAGTTTTAAATCAGTTGATGAATCAGATCATCGATGAAGGTAGGAGATTTGCTTCAGCGGCTGATTTAAAAGTTTCCGATATGTCTGCCAACGCACCAGTTGGTACAACTCTAGCAATCTTAGAGAGAACATTAAAAGTAATGAGTGCAGTACAAAGCCGTATTCATTATGCAATGAAACAAGAATTTAAATTACTTAAAGGTATTATTAGAGACTACACACCAGCTGATTATTCATATGAGCCGACAGAAGGAACAGCAGGAGTTAAACAGTCAGACTACGATACAACAGAAGTAATACCTGTATCTGATCCTAATGCAGCAACAATGTCTCAGAAAGTTGTGCAGTATCAAGCTGTTATGCAGATGGCACAAGCTAATCCACAGATTTATGATTTAGTAGAATTAAACAGACAAATGTTAGATATTTTAGGGGTTAAGAATGCTGAAAAGCTAGTACCAAGTGATAAAGAAATTAAAGTAGCTGATCCAGTGACAGAAAATATGAACATATTAAATATGAAACCTGTAAAAGCATTTTCATATCAAGACCACCAAGCACACATTACGACGCACATGTCATTTAGAGATGATCCTAAGATTCGTCAATTGGTAGGTCAAAATCCTCAAGCCGGAGCAATGATGGCTGCTATGGAAGCTCACATCGCAGAACACTTAGCGTTTGAATATAAAAATCAAATGCAAGAGCAACTTGGTATTGAATTACCTGAAGTTAACGATGAAAACGAGATTCCACAAGAATACGAGAAAAAAATATCTACACTCACTGCTGAAGCCGCTAAGAAATTATTACGTAAAGACGTGGCAGAAGCACAGATGCAAGAACAACAGCAACAAGCACAAGACCCAGTGCTTATGATGCAGCAAAAAGAATTACAACTTAAAGAAATGGAAATCCAAGCTAAAAATCAGAAGACCATGTCTGATATTGAATTGGATAGAGCCAAACTTGAGTTGGAAAGAATGCGAATCGAGTCACAAGAAAAAATTGCTGGAGCTGAGCTTGGAGCTAAAGCAGCGATGGAAAAAGATAAACTCGATGCAGAAGAATTACGACAAGGTGCCAGACTTGGTATGGAAGCCGTAATGAACAAAGATAAACTAGAAACAGATCTAGCAAAAGCAACTTTAAAACGAAAGGAATAATCTATGACGATTGATGAGATCAAAGTCATTGCAGAAAAAATATCCGCAGAACGCGCAGTGTTTGTTGAAGATTTAGCAATGGGTCGAGCAGAAGAACACGCACAATATATGCATGCATGTGGAATTGTTAGAGGGTTTGATATAGTTCAAGGACTACTTTCTGATTTAGCAAGAATACAGGAGGTA